AATTGAAAAGATGTCGAGCGCCGCTGTTGCCACCTTTTCCACCAACACCGCCGCCACCGACGGTAAATGATTCAACGAAAGCACCGCCGCGGCCGCCAGACGTACCGCGAAGATCGGATGGTATTCCAGTAAGTACCCCGCCTAGTGTAGACAATTCAAAATTAGGTACTTTTTCATCCAGCCCTCGAACGACCGGAGACTCGACCGCTAAAAGCACAACACCAAAGACCGATAGAGAATTCATTCCCCCGCCGGATTGGGAGTTACCAAGAAATCCTGGCTGACCAGTAATGCCGCCGGCAAGCCCGGCGCCTATGCCATCAATCTTTCCATTGATCGTGATATGACCCTTAATGCGAAATTGAATATTCTGGGTAATCGTAACGGTCTTGGCGGAGGCAATAACTAAATCGCCGTCATAGTAGTAAATGCCGACGGCCATGGTCGTGCCGCCTGGCAATGTCACGTCCTGGGTAATCGTTCCTACCCCGCCACTTTCAGTGAATGCGGGAGCGCCGTAGGTTGTCTGAATGTAAGTCTTAAGGCTTGTGCCAGCAGAGCTATACCAGGCATCGCTTAATGGCGGCGTGGCGGTATTGTCCGGCGCGAACGGACTTGCCTTTTGTGACGATCCAAATAGATTTAGCGAAACTTCGCCGGTGATCCAGTTAATGCTAACGCCCTGGACCTCGAAGGCGCGCGTGAGTGTGGCGACGTTATTGGTGTAGTCGCGTAAATCCGGAATATCAATACGGACAATATCGCCGACCTCAATCGGATTAAGGCGAGGCACGACGCGTGCCGTTACAATTAGCGGCGGGCCGGCATACCTGTCGCGCAATACATTAAAGCGATTCGTCAGCGCAGCGAAGCTATGTCGGCTACCGTGCAACCCGCGAAAGGCTAAAGTTTTAAGCTTCGCTGGGCCGTGCGTGTTGATGCTGTTGGCGTCAATCAGTAAATTTGTGCGCGTGAATCTTTTCTGGATTACGTCCCAGTTCCAGTCAATCTGAATCTGGTTGATGACCTTCTGCATGTCATGCGTTAGGTCGGAGACGGAAACGATATTGCTGCGGTCAAGCTGGACGACATGAGACGCACCGGATAGAACGCCGGTCATCCGCTTTAGTCCAAACTCTCCGGTTGAATAGATTGGACTAAAGGCACCAAGTGGAAGATATATTTCTTTTTCCAGAAACGCTTTGCCGTCTTGCTTTTCCAATCCCTCGAAGCGAAGCTGGAAACCAGAAGTATCGTCTGCTGTATCCCACCAATCCGTGCCTATCCCGGTGAAATCTGCGAGCCTGACAAACGATGTTGGGATTGCAAGATGCCAATTATCCGGCAGGGTCACGGCCTGGCCGTGTAGTTGCCCGGTTAGAATGGCGTAGGCAAGCTTTACGGCCGGTAACTCTAAATAGACGTGTTCCTTTACTTCGGTGCGTCTGTCCGGTGTTGCTGCAGCATCAATGGTATGCGCCGCCGGTTTGGAGTTGAGCGCACCGCGTAGGTCTGCTTGGAAACAAAGTCCTAGCGTTCCGTCGGTAACGGTCCCGGTCCAGCGGATAAACTCATCTTCAATACGGATATAACCGACGGTCGCATTGGGCGCGTCTGAATAACTCGACCCATGCGCGACCATCGTAAACCCGGTCACTTTGTAAACCGGGATTAAGAGTGTAGCGGCGTCAATGGACGCGCTTAACGTCGTTTTCTTTAGGTCGAATATATCCTTGCGTGCGCTGCGGTTTACGTCGGCGCATTTAATTTGATATCCGGCTTTGCTAAAGGAAACGGTATCGATAATCTGGGTTTGGATTAGGCTGTACTCGCTAAAGCTTAGGCCTTCGTAGCCGCAGTAGATTCTTACGCGCTTTCCTTTTAGTCCCTTACCGTCCGCGAGCTTGACGTTGAACAGAGACGTAATGGCGCTGCTTTTATCCACAAGTGAAAACTGGATAGCGCCTATTGTCGCCCTGGCCTCGTCCGGATTAATTTGTTGGCTTGTGCCGGATAGACCTTCGATAACGTTATAAGTTACCGCCGCGCCGCCTGGGATAGCGGAGTTAATCTGAGTATCGCTCGTGAAAAAATAGAGATCGGTGGCGGCGTTATCGAAAGCGATTTCAATTGTGTACCTTGCTAACTTTGTTCTGGCCTGGTTCTTTAAAGCGAACGCGGCATTATCCGATCTCATAAAACCCTGGCTTTAAAATCAACCGTATAGTTTAGGCTTGCATGAATACGGCTCTCTTGGTCTGTATCGTCTGTTCTCTCCACGCTTAAAGGATTGTCAGCGCCCTCATCAAGGATCGCGGTCAAATCTTCATCAAGGATGGCGGTCCCATCTTCGTCTAAAAGGTCGTAAGCCGGCGAGGTCGGTACACTTGTGCCATAGGCGTCAAAAGTAAAACTTTCGTTCGCATCGGTGGATGCTAGAAATTCCCGCCAATCATTCATTAAAGATTCTGGGATGATGTCTGATTTAACATTCCAGAAAATATCCCGGCGGATGCGTATCGCCTCAGACTGACCACCCAATGAGGTGGACACGCTTTTTTCTACTTTGCCGCTTCTGTCCAATCCTTGCGCGGCGAATTCAATGATGTACGAAGTGCCTACGACGTGGCCTAGCCTTATCTCACGTTGGGCGATATAAGTTACGTATGACATTTACGCCGCCACTTCCCGCGCCTGACGTGAAGTACCGCCAAATAGGATTACATCAGCGTTATCCGTAGCATCGCGTATGGCCGGAATGACTTGCTCTATAACAAATTGATCTGTCATGACGTTGCCGGTAATGTTGATAGTCACCGTGCGCTGTTGCCCTGTCTCTGACGGCAACCCAAGCGGCTGGCCGGTGCTTGGGTTTCCGGGAAAGGTAGGTGTCGCGCCACTGCCGGTCCCGCCTACCCCGCCGGTGCCGCCCCACTGTTGCGCTTTAATAGCAGCGACACGGCCGGCTCCGGCTGCGGTTATCGCAAGGGCGGCGGCGGCACCTAGGGCCGGTCCAACAAAAGCAATAGCCGCTAAGGCTTTATAAGCACCCATTGCCGCGGCATGCGTATTGATAATAGTTTCCGCGATGGCCGCTTTTTTCCCGATCTCGAATTGGCTTTTTGACGTGCCCTGCATCAAGCTCGATAAAGCGCCGAAGAAAAATTTAGCGGAATCCATATCTATTTTACGATAGGTATTGCTAGTCGCTATGCGGCGTTTTTCAACATCCTCGAATTTCTGTGTTGCGTTTTCTTTTAACGCCAATACTTTGGCTTCGTATTCTTCTTCTGCGATGAGCTTTCTGCCAAGCGCATTGCGCAATAACGCTTCTTTATCGTTAAAGTCAGTTAGGATGCGTTCGTTTTCAGTCTGGAGAGATTTATTCAGAGCGTCCAACTTACTCTGAATATCAGGCTGCTTTATCCCGGTCACCGCGGGCGCGGCAGCCGCCCCGGTATCTTTCGGCTGCGCGCGAAAGCCTTCGTTCATTTTTTTGAGGCTTTTATCCACGGCCTCAAGTTCGGCGCGGGATTTAGTTAAAATACTAGGATCGGCAAACCAGGGAAGTGGGCCGCTTTCCATAGCGAATATCTTCTCGGAGAGATCCAGCCGTTTTTCCAACAGCGCCTGATACTGTTGTTCCTGGGTCACGTTTTGCAGCAACCCAAGCCGGCGCGCCGCCCAACCAGCCATGTCCGCGAGTTCAGACAAAAACTTAGTAGCCATGACCAGCAAAGGGCCGACCTGGACAAATGCTTGTGTCAAATGAACGCTGATTACATTAGAAAGCGCCTCCATTTGATCCTTTGCTTTCTTGGCGTTTTGGATCGTTACCTCATCCAGCACAGCGCCAGCTTGTTGCGCCGCGCCGCGAAGTTTATCTAGCTCTCCGCTTTGAATTGCAAAGGCATTCGCTGTTTGTAACGCGGCCTTGCCGAATACATCCTGAATCGCTGAATTCCGGCTTGCCTCTGAGCCAAACCGAGAAAGCGTATCAGATGCTTTGGTAAATAATTGTTCGACATTCTTACTTTTTAGATCGTCAAGAGTGATGCCGACGCGCGCCAAGGCTTTCTGCGCTTCCATTGAACCGTTGGCGGCATCGCCGATAATCTGGGTAAACTTTAAAATTCCCTGATTGAATCCTTCCTGCGTTCCTCCGGATTGAGTCTGCGCGAAACGTAATTCTTGGAAAGCCCGCGTGCTTAAGCCGGCGCTTTTTGACATCTCTTTGAGAGAGTCGGCGAACTCAATGGATTTATTTATTTGATTTATGAAAAGTCCAGCGCCGAGGACAGATGTCAGCCCTCTAAACGAGCGCTGCATAGAGTTTAAAGAAGCGTTGACGCTGGCGAACGCCTGCTGCGTGCGGTCGGTCGCGGTAATGATTACATTTGTTTCACCGGCCATTTTTCTCCGCCTGAATCCTGTTATAGGTTGAGTCGATGATCTGCATCGCGTCTAAATAGATTTTTGGTTGATCCATGACGCCGCCTTGGAATGCCAGAATGCCGTTTTTGTAGTGCCAGTAGAGGCCGATCATCTGTATTGAAAACAGGGTAATCATCGGCAACAGACAGGTTTTTGATTCCAGCTTAATTTCCGGGATTATCCATATCGCATAAGGGGCCGGGTTCGTTTCGTCACAGTACCGCCCCCATTGACAGGTGTAGCAATTGAACCTGTCTCGTTGTACGTTGACTTCAACGGCGATGATTAGGTTTTTTTTTGGGTATAAGTAATGCTGCTGCGCTCCAAAACTACGCTATATAACTCTGTCAGCACGTCGAAAGGCAGGCGGTCAACATTAGTATCGCGACTGATCCGGTCGAATGGTATTTTTTCGCCTTTATCACCCAGCACGTTTTCCCAGTCCATCAACGAATAATTAAGAACTTGGCGAACGCAACGCGAACTGCTGCGCATTTGTCCGCTTAAATCCGTATACATGTCGACATCGTGCCATTCTATTTCCTTAAGCGGACGTAACTGAAACCGCGCCGGAGTAGTCGTGCCCTCCTCCGATTTAGGGATATACCAAAATGGAGAAATTGAGGCTGTTTCTTTAATGGCCATGATAATTTGTGGCGGATTGGGCTTTAATCATATAAAATGGGTACTCGGTTTTAAGATAATACTTCAATGAAAATCACTGTTACTTTGGAATTACCTAACGGCGGCGCTTTATATGGTTATTCAGAAATACCAGATTCTGTTATTTATAGTGTTGCCGGTTGCGAACATGATCTTGAGAAATTCTTAGCGGCATTAAATTCCGCAGAGGTAAAAGAAAAAGTAATTAGGTACCTTTCCGTTGATAATGAATCATGTCTTGAAGCTTTGCTTTTAAAAGGAACAAAAATAAATAAATCATCAATTGAAATTGATCGTGTTTTAGATATTTTATAATGAGGATTCAATCAATGTCTAAAGAAGCGACATCCGTAACCACTTATCCGCTCGATACTTGCAAATACGAGGTATTGGAAACAAGCGGAGGCTTTCAAATCGAGCTAAGCAGCCAGCGGCCACAAGTTAACGGCAAAAGACTTGCCGTTTCTAACGGAATAAAATGCCTAACAATACCAGCCTACAGATTAGACGGTAATGCTGGCATGACTTTGCTAGATTTTCAGCCAACCGGACGCCATGCCTCCGACGGTGTAGAAATTTGGGAAGCAAAAGACCCTGGAGAAATATTTCCGCCCCTATTTGGAGAGGATTAAATCAATGCTGAAAGACAAATTTAATAATAAAATTCTTTGCAAAACGGAAACGACTTATGGCGCTCTGGCAACCGAATGCCACCATAAATTCGTTCAAGAAAAGCTAACCATAGTTGGCGGACAAATTGATAAAAGAGAACTTGTTTGCACGGAATGCCATGCAGCACTAACATGTGCTATAGAAGACTACCCGCCAGTAGGCCCAACCTTTTGTGGTCCAGTTCTTCGAATTCCTAAACGGCCTGGGCGGCTAACTATGAAATCTTGGATCAAAGAATAGGGCGCGTTTCACGTAAAAGTGACCGAGATTTCTGAGTCTGTAGCAACCTCCGCTGCAAGAAATTTCACATCCCGCGTTAAAATCCCGCTCCGATCTCCCGGCGAGACATCTGTGTAAGTAATCGCCGGCATATCAATTTTGTACTTATTCCCGGTCGCTGTTCCAATTACGCCAGTAGTCAAAGCAAACGCAGTACCAAGGCGCAGTTTGTTCAGCCAATCATAAGCCGCCGCCAGATTCATTTCCGGGTCAATGCTACCGGTCACGTTGCGCCCGGTAATTTGCAGTTGACCATATCCATCCGTCGCAGCAATGCTGTCCGGCATCGCTATCTCCACGCCAAGGTCGAACGAGAGCGAGGAAATAATCCCGGAAAAGCTATCGACGGAAAACGGTACGTTAATAAGCGGAACGGGGACGGTGGCGTTATAGGTCGGGGTTGGCAAGGCGACATCGGTCGGGCCTGAATAATGCCCCTTAAAATTCCACGTGAGCATGCCCTTGTCTGCGGTCTTGAACGATCCGGAGGATGTCCCGACGCAGCCGGTTACTTTGTAGAGCACGCCGTCCTCGTGGGGATAAAGCGTTATGCTTTTAAGCGTGGTGGATGCCGGCGTATAAACAACCGACGTTGCGACGTTGATCGTTTCTTTCCAGCCGGCAGCTTGGAATAGCGGGCTGATCTCAGGCGGAACGTCTACCGCACCACCGGCGCCTTTTACCTCTGTGGTAAAAGAAACACTTAGCAGCGATCCGGCGTAAAGGTCTTTGAGTTTTCCCAGGCTCGCGCGTATGGCTGGGCGCGCGGCGCGGCGGTGGCCTTCCAGTGCCCACTTTAAATCCTCGACAAGAATTGAATTGGTGGCGGCGACAGGAACGGGGTCAACGTTGTAAGTTGCCTCTAGTTTTGCTAAAAGTACCTGTCTATTCTTCAACATTTTTTGTTACCTCGTCCGTCTGATCGGAAGGATAAACAACGTGACTCCCGCCTTCAGTAGGTTCGACTGTCATGATCGGAATCTCCGGATCTACCGGCTTTTGTTCTTTCTGTTTAGGCATCTGGGCCTCCTGTTAGCTTCTCTTTTATCTCAATACCGCAACCAAGAACCCACGCTGCCATTTTAAATAAAAGTGCGGCTATTTTCATTCTAACTTTTAATTCCCGCGTTAAATTAACAGTCACATGGAGCGTGTAGCGGTCTCCAAAATCGGTAATATCAATATTTGGCATTTTCATTTTGTCCTATGCGCTCGGATCAAGACGAGAGCGTCTGTACTGAATCTTCCAATCCATGTTTAAATAACCGGACGGCTTGTCGCCTTCACCGCTGAGTGATGGCGTTGCCGGTCCCTCAATTGTTTCCAGGACGTAAATCAAGCCCTGCGTATTATCGACCTGTAAGGCAATGGTCACTTCCTTCCTGATCTGGTTTAGAACGGTATCGACTTGGCTTGCCGAGGTCTTGACGTAGGCGGCGACTGTGATCGTCAACATGCTGTTGATGATATTAAAAGTCTCTGCGACTTCATCTGGATTATCCGGCCCCATGAACACGCAAAGACCGGGCTCCTCGCTATCCTGCAATGGATACACGCGGCCACGAAAGACGCGGGCGCCGGTAGTCGTGAGACTTGTGACCTTTGCGACTACGGCCAGAATAATTGATTCAGCGCGGTGATCCGCCATTTACTTTCTCAAGATTAGATTGGTAAAGCCGGTGCCGTCCGGATGTAAGTCAACAACGGTATAAGTCACACCATCTTGTATAACCGGCGTTCCTGTAACAACGGCAAGAATGTCATTTGACCTACAATAGAACTTAGGACGCGTACCGGCCATCATAATCTCGCCGCCTTCTATTGAAGTATAGGCATTTTGGAATACACCTTGAATTTGGACGCCGCCAATCGTGGCAACGTCCCAATCTTCCAATAACGCTAGG